TCTGTTTAGGTTTTTTGCTGCTACTCCTGTTGAGCCACTACCCATTGTAAAATCTAAAACTGTTTCGTTTTCATTTGTGTATGTTTTAATTAAATATTCCATTAATAATATTGGCTTTTGTGTTGGGTGTAAGCTCTTGTTGTTTGGGTTTTTAAACTTCAATATATTACTTGGGTATCTTGTGCCATCATCTCTCTTTCTTGAACCTTTTATATCTCCATAAACGCACTCTTTTGTTCTTTTCGGTTGATTGATATTTTTACGCTTATCAATCTTATCTTCACTTACTCTGTATTTTTGAGGATTATAAACACCTTTAGCATTAAACACTAAAATATTTTCGTGCATTTTCCACGGTTGGTGTTTAAGTATGGCAAAATTACTACCTTTTGTTTTCTCCCAAACCCAATCATACTTATAATTTTTAATATTACTCATTCTTAAAGCACTACTAAAGGGCTCACTACCAAATAAAGCTATACAGCGATTATCTTTTATAATTCTTTTAAGTTCTTTCCACATTGGCTCAAAAGGTATTATTGAATCCCATTTGCATTGTGTGGTTCCATAGGGTAGGTCAGTAAGTATAAGATCAATAGATTTATCAGGTATTGTTGGAAGAATATTAAAACAATCTTCGTTATATAGTTTCACTCTCTACTTCTTGATCTTCTTGTGTTGCTTCGTCTTGTGTGAACTCACCTACTTCTGATTTTTGATCTATCTCGTCAAATATCTCATTTAATTTTTCATCATCATCTACAACTGCTCTTGCAATTTCTTTATCTATTTCTTTATTAAATGTAGGTGAACCAATAGACATAGCTTTTGCCTGTTGGTAGTAAATTAAATCAGTTGCATAATCTCTAATGTTAAATGAGTCAGGGTAATTTATCTCACCATCAAATGTTGCATTTTGGAACATAGCATAACATCTAAATAATTGTTCTTCTGCTATTTGTAAATTATCTGCTTTTTCAGATAGTCTAGCATTAAGTAATTCAAATTCTGTTTGTAAAGCAATTCCTGATGATACAGCTTGTTTAGTTGTTCTTACTGCCCCTGTGTGTGCAATTCTATTTATAGCTTCTACTTTGTGGTTTATAGATTCCATTAATCCTGATAAGTTTTGACCTGATGGTTGTAGTAAATATGGTTTTAAATTTGAATCCATTTCGTCAGGCATTTCAATAACTGCACCAGCACCAGCACTTGCATTAACACTTGGAGTTTTAACTAATGATGGATGGTTTGTTAATCTTATTAATTGTTCTATTTCAGATAATTCATTGTAAATACTTTTTTGTAAGTCAGCTATATCAGTAAGGTCTGATTGACCAATTCCTCTCTTGTGCGATTTGGAATTGTATAAAATAACTGCTGGTATTTTGCCAATCAGATTATCGGCAGTATCTATTATAGTTGGGTCTGACCTATCATCTTTTGAATAAATTGTTTCTATTCGATCAGGAAACCACAATCTAAAATATGTACCACCATCTTTATCAACTTCTTCTCTTACTTTAAGATAGTCTAAATAATATTTTCCATTTACTTCTCTTTTAAAATTCCAATCTAAAACATTCTCAGGTGTTACGATTGAAATGTATGGTCTTATTTCTTGGTTTAGTTCGTCTGCTCTTGTTCTTGTTTGTATGCTTGGTTTATCTAAAATCATAAAACAATGACCATAGATAGCTGAATAGTTTTGTGCCTGTTTCATAACAGAGTTAAAACTGTTTCCCTCTAAGTCTGCATCTTTTAAGAATGATTCTAAACTAGGCTCATCTGCCATAGAACCAAAATCTCTACTAGCTTTTACTCTAAATAAAAAAGATGAATATATTTGAATAATGTTTTTACAATGGTTATCGCAAGGTGTGTTACCTAGTCTTTGATTGTACTCGTTATCTAATTCTAAATTATATCTGTTTAGATATTGACCTATTGTGTAATCGTAACCACCATTATATGACCTAATAAAATATTCCCAAAGATTTACAGTTTCTTTATAATCTTTATGGGTATCGTAAGCATCATCTCTAGTATAAGCCATATTATTTAATGTTCCATCTTGTTGGTTGTGAACTTGGCATTTGTGTTACTAAAGGTTTAATATAATCAATCATATATCCAAGAGCATCATTCATATGGTCAAATCCATCTTCTTTATTAGGAATATTTGTATCTTCCTTGTATGTTTGTCTTTGTAATCCTTTTATAAGATATTTGCAAGAATTGGAAACAAAAATATGCCTATTACCTTTTGAATCTTTTAGTTTAGAATTTACAGCATTGATTCTATCTCGAACTGCTGGGTGTTTATGTTTTACCTTAACTGTAAATCCACCATTTTGAAGTATAGATAAATCTGTTCTACCACCAGCAGATGTTTTTCTTTGTCTTGATGCTGGGTCAGGATAGATAAATATTGGTAATTGTGTTCCATATCTATCTTTTATTTCTTGCACCATTTCATCTGTATTACTTGAATAAATTACTATTTCATCAACTAAATATATCTTTTCTTTGTCTATTTGTGCAACACAACATGACATTGGGTCTATATTAAAGTCCATTCCAATGTGTAAAGGTTTCTTCCAATCTAATTTTTTATTAACAACAGACTCAACAGGGTGGAAGTTATAATAGATAGCACCAGCATAATTTTCAAATGTACCCTCAAACTCTTGTCTGAATGTTCTTTGATCTAAGTCTTGTTTAGCTTGATCTATTTCTTTTGGTGTAACCATTCCACCATCTAGTGTTGTATATTGAAAACTCTCCCATTCAGAGTCTTGCTTTCCTTTTAAATACATTTCATAAGACCAATTACCATAACCTTTAGGAGTTCCGCACATTAAGACTTTTCCTAATGTATCTGATATTGATGCTCTCAATACTTCAAACCAAGTTCTTTTATCTATATCTGCAAACTCATCTAATATTAAAAAGTTTAATCCTGTTCCTCTTAATGAGTCAGGCATATCAGCAGACTTTAAACTTATTGTACTATTTGTTTTTCTAACAGTTATTGTAAGTGTGGTTTCGTTTATATCCTGTATCCAATTAAATTGATTAAGAACTTCTTTTAAATTAGCCCAACAAATATCTTTAGCCATTTTAAGAGTTGGTGCTACATACCATATCTTTTGATTAGGTATTGCCGCATATTTCATCATTTCAGTTATAGCAAGATATGTTTTACCAAATCTTCTACCTGATATTAATACTCTGAATCTTTTATTGGATGTCGATATAAGATGCTGGGGTTTTGTTAGAGTGATCTTCATTACAACCAAATTTTATATAAATTCTATTTTTGTTAATTTCTTCTCTGCCAATTTCAACAGTTTTTTCAAGTGCCATTTTATATCCATCTACCATACAGTCATAACCATCTTTATAAGATTTATCTACACTATAAGGTGTTAAACATTGACCAGCAACAGCACTACACATAACTAAAGTTAAAATGTAATTCATTCTAATATCAGTTTTTTGATTGTTTTTGTACCATCAATATTAAATTCTATCTCTGCTTTAGATTTTATACATTTATAACTTATACTATCTTTAGTTGTACGAGATGAGTGTCTTCTATGTTTTAAACAAATGCTTATGTTATCTTGTATTCTTGCTTCTACTATTTCATTATTAACTATCATCAATAAAGCTATTACTGTTTCTACCATTAGTGATTACCATTTCTTAATTTTTCTATTTGTTTATTTATTACATCTACTTGCTCTTTTAAATGATCTATATTGACTTTGTTATATCTTGAAGCTTCTATCTCTTTTTCAATAGATTCTATTTGAGTAGCCAAGTGTTCTATTAACATAAACATTTCTAAGTTCTTTGGTTCTTGTTCTGCTTTTTTAAGTAAATCAGCAGATTGTAATTTATCTTGTAATTCAAGATTTGATATTCTTTCAATAACTGTAAAGTAACTATAAACACTTATTGCTACTGCTATAACTACACCACCTATTGTTTTAATGTCTGTCTTAACTGATGTTTCATTGTTTATTTTCATATTTGTCTAATTTCTTTATTATATCTTTATAAGGGTTATTTCTATCTGTTCTATCAATTTTTTTTATACCTGAACAATAAGCTATCAATTCTCTAAACTGTTCTAAATCTTGTTTGGTATTAATACTTTTACAAACTTTATATAATTCAATTTGCTGTTTTAGTTTCTCGTTTTGTGTTTGTATTTCATTTCTTTGCTCACAATCTTTTTTTGATACACCTAAATACTTTCTAAATGTGAGTCTTAAATTTTGATTTTCGTGAGTGTTGCTATCACTATAGTCGTAATCTGTATCTCGTCTTTCAATAGATAAATCTATCTCACCTGATCTACAAGTGTTACTACCATTGTTAAGATATTCATTTCTTGCTTCTGCTGGTCTTACAAATAAAGCTAATAACACCATTAGTATAATCAATATTCCTGTAAAATAATAATTCATTGTCATTCCTCATAATTACCTAGATAGGTCTTTTACATCCCAGCTTAAATCGTTTAATTGTGAT